CCCTGGAAGCCGTCGCACCAGGAGATTTACGTGCTTGGATCAGGTTTCCGAGGCCGCCGCGACACAGACGTCATCACCTGCGCGCCAGTGCAATCGGCTGCCACGCGCGGTCGCGTGCATCCTCACCAGAAACCCGTCGCACTGATGGAACGACTACTCGTCAAGTGCCCGCCCGGTGTGGTTGCTGACCCATTCTGCGGCAGCGGTTCAACGCTGATCGCCGCGCGCAACCAGGGACGCCAAGCCATTGGCGTCGAGATCGAAGAACGCTACTGCGAAATCGCAGCCAAGCGGCTGGACCAACTGTGTCTGAACTTGTCGTAAGAACTGATTTATCGGCGTGTTGTGACTTCTGACCTAACTCAACGCACGGTTATCGGTGAGCCATGACAGCAAGGAAGCGTAAATGTCCGACACCGGACAAGCAGAAGTTCAGCTCGCGCCAGCAGGCCGAGGCTGCGCTTCGTAAGCCGTATCGGAGTCTCAAAGCGCCGACACGGTTGTACTGGTGCCGGGGCGGCCATTACCACCTGACCAGCAGAATCTAGGAGAGAAAAGCCATGAAATGGATACCATCGCGGCACTCGCGGCCGGTGCGGCTGAAATTGGCGAGTTTACGTAAGACCACAGACTAGGTGCTGGCCCCCGTTTAGACATCGGGACAAGGCACCTTCAGGGCGGGGGGATGCTCCGGTGTCGTCCCGCCCCTCCAACCTTGACATCTGCGGCCACCCTCAGCTACCGTGACACACCAACGGGCCTTCAACGCGCCCAAAAACACCCAAGCCACCCCAAACGCGGGTGGCTTTTCGCATTTCACAGAGGTCCACGCAAATGGCCGACATGCCGGGCAACACCCAACCACGCGGCGCCGATATCGAAGTCTGGGAAGACTGGCCAGCCGGACACGGTTACGACGACGTCGGCGTCCTCGTGCCGCGGCGCATCAAAATCAACGGTGCCGAACTACTAGCCCCGGCCGACCGACCCGTACTCGAACTCAGCCGAATCGACGGCAAAAACTGCCTCGCCGCAACGGTCAACATGTTCGTGCGCTCCCTGGTAATCCACCCGGTCGAATTCGAGCCGCCCGCTGACTACGTGACACCCGAGCGCCGCCACGCCGAATTCTGCGAACTCACGCCGTCGTACAAGGTCCACTTCGACGGAGACACCGAAGAACTGCTCAACGTGCTTCAGCAATCCGGACGGAAGTTCTCGCTGCGAGACGCCGATGCCCAGTAACAACGAGGCCGTCGCGAAACTCATCGCCGACAACCTGCACAACCTCACCATCCCCGGCCCCGACGGCCAACCCGTCCGCTACCGACTGCTCTCCCACTCCACCGTCGGACACTCACCCGAAATGGCCGACAAGATCAACCGCCGCGCCCTCGACGTCGCCCGCGCCATCGTCCACCACATCACCAGCGCCGGCTACACCATCAGCCACCCCAACGACCCCGCACCCACTGACAACCTCGGCCCCTACCTCGTCGCCACCGCATACTGCGCACACTGCGCCTGCGCCATCCACACGCTGACGAACCTCCAGCTCGACCCCAACCGGCCAGACCACTTCACCGCCAAGCTCTACCGGCAAGGCATCGAAGCCATCGGCCACAACCACCGGTGCTGGGAATGAACCACCACTTCGAGCCGCCGCCCATCCTGGCCCAGCTGCTGCCCTTCCACGAAGCCACCAAACGCCTGCAGCGCAACCAGATCGGCGCATGGCTCGGCAAATTCGCCCACCTCATGACCAGCCACCCCCGCTTCCCCGCAACCATGACCGTCACCCAACAAGACGACCGCACCTTCGTGCTCACCGTCATCATCGACGGCCCACCAGCACTCCCCGCCTAACCCGTGCCAGGCACACACCGCCGCACCACCACACAACGCGGCCTCGGCCACAGGCACAAACAGCAAGTCGCCCGCCTCAAACACCACCACATCGACGGCACCCCATGCTGGTGGTGCGGCCAACCCATGTACCGCGAACCCACACTCAACTGGGACCACAAGGCGCTCTCCGGTGACCACTCCATCCCACGCTCAGCCGGAGGCACCCTCGCCGACCGCCTACTCCACGGCACCTGCAACAGCGAACGCGGCGACGGAACCCGCGACCACCAACGCCCAGCACTCACCGGCAGACGCGCGACACACAATCAGCCCGACCTCGGCCACACGGCCATGACCTGGCCTTAACACCTGCATGGACCCATGCAACCGGTCACCGGTCCCACGGTCACCATGGCGCGGCCGGCCCCAGCCGCCCCCACCCTCCCAGCAAACAACGTGCCGCCCCTTGTACCACCCCCCGGCCGAAAAAATCGAGGGGGAGGGGGGCCACGGCGACCGCCGCCCGGTCGCTTTTTTCTCTCCCCCGGACGGAAAACGCACCATTTTGGCAGCTCATGGCGATTGATCCGATTCGGCCGGTGAAGCTTGGTCGCCGCGCAGCTGCGCTGTGGCGCGATCTGGTGCGGCCCGAGACACCGATCGACACGAAGGTGCTCGTCGCTGAAGCCTGCCGGCTGACGGATCGGCTCGACAAGTACGACAAGATCCTGCGCGCTGATCCGATGGATCCGGTTCGCAGCGAGGCCCGGCTGGCGGCGTCGGCGTTGCACCGGATCTTGAACGGTTTGTCGTACGAGACGCATGGAGCGTCGGCCGGCGCGGCGGAGGATCCTCCTGCGACCAGTAAGGCCACCACGATTGCTGACGAGATCGCGGCCCGCAGAGCCGCGCGGCAAGCAGACGCCGCGGGTTAGTCACTTTCCGCGCCCGGAGATCGCCCGGGACTACACCGCGGGCTTGGATGCGCTCGAGTGCGCCAAGATCGCGGGCCGGGAGAATATTCCCTGGCAAGAGCTGGTGGTCCGCGAGGGCATGGCCACCGACGACGCGGGCCGGTGGCTGGCGTTCGAGGTCGGCGTCCTGGTGGCCCGGCAGAACGGCAAGAACGGCGGCATCGAGGTCGTCGAGCTCGGTTGGATGATCAACGAGCCGGGCGTGTCGATCCTGCACACTGCGCACGAGTTCCAGACGGCCATGGAGTCGATGGACAAGCTCGAAGCGCTGATCTTGTCGCACCCGCTGTTGGCGAACGAGGTCGCGCAGATCCGCCGCGGGAACGGCCGGGAGTCGATTCGGCTGAAGAACGGGTCGATCATCCGGTTCCGGACGCGCACGAAATCCGGTGGCCGTGGCTTCTCGGTGGACCGGCTGGTGATCGACGAGGCGATGATCTGGTCGCCGGCGTCGCAGGCGGCGATCATGCCGCTGCTGACCACGGCGAAGAACCCGCAGATCTGGTATCTGGGTTCCGCGGCTGATGAGGAGACGCACGAGTATTGCGGCAAGTGGGCGTCGCTGCGGGCCCGCGCGCTAGCTGGTGATGATCCGAAGCTGTTGTGGCTGGAATGGTCGGCGCCAGAGCCGCCGGAAGATCCGGCGGCGCGTCGGGTTTGGCGTGAGGACCGCGCGAATTGGGCTGCCGCGAATCCGTCGATGGACTACCTGGTGACCGAGGAGTACATCGAAGATGAGTTGGCGGCGTTCCGGCGTGATCTAGCGAAATGGGAGGTCGAGCGGCTCTCAGTCGGCCGGTGGCCGAAGGACATCACCGACGTCCACATCTTCCCGATCGAGAAGTGGGACGCGCTAGGGGACGGATCGCCGGATCTGGTGAACATCTATCCGCAGGTGATTGCGGTGGACCGCGATCCGGTAACGAAGCTGTGGGCGATCGCCGGGGCGACGCGCACTGCTGACGGGCACGCCCATATCGAGATCGGCTACAACCAGGCGGCGTCGGCGACTGAGGTGGTCGAGAAGCTCGTCGACATCGTCACCCAGGCTGACCCGGCAGCGTTGGTGATCGAGTCCCGGTCGCCGGCGGCGGTCCTCAAGCCGTATCTGATCGAGGCTGGCATCGAGCCGGTGATGACGAACACCTCCGAGCTGGCGTTGGCCTGCGAAGGCATCGTCGAGGCTGTCGAAGCGGCCCAGATCACCCATTCCAACCAGGCCGTGCTGAACGAAGCGGTGATTTGGGCGTCGAAACGAGACCTGCCGGGCGACCGGTTCGCGTGGGACCGCAAGCCGGGCGGGCAGATCGTGCAGCTGATGGCCGCGACGTTGGCGCATTGGGGTCTGCTGACGTTCTCTGCGCCGCCGACGCGGTCGGCTGCGCCGTTGGCGGACAACGAAATTGAGACATCCGGAGCCGATTTTGAGCGTGAATTCGACGCCATGAACGCTCCGTTTTGACCTGTTAGGGAGGCTGAGTGGCGCCGAACACGCGCGTACCGGCCGTTAGGCAGCGCCTACCACGCAAGGTTGCAGGGCACAACACCAAGACCGCGGCGCCGGTCACCGAGACAGGGTTCGCGAACCCGTTCCCGGGGATGCTGTCGGCGTTCAGCCAGTGGGACCAGTTCGAGCAGGTTCCGGAGCTGTTGTGGCCCAACAGTGTTCGCACCTACACCCGGATGTGGCGTGAGGATTCCCGGCTGGCCAGCGTGTATTACGCGATCGCGCTGCCGATCCTGCGCACGCCGTGGCGGATCGACCCGAACGGTGCCGAGGACGAGATCGTCGACTTCGTCGCGACGAACCTGGGGTTGCCGATCGTCGGCGACAACGACCCCCAGCCGAAACCGCGCACCAGGGACCGGTTCTCGTGGACCAAGCACCTGAAACTCGCGTTGCGGCATCAGCAGTTCGGGCATCAGGTGTTCGAGCAGGTGTACCGGATCGGTGATGACGGGCGAGCCTATCTGCGGAAGTTGGCGCCCAGGCCGTCCTCGACGATCGCCTACTGGGACGTCGCCCTCGACGGGGGCCTGGTGGGCATCACCCAGTACCCGCCCGGGACGGCGTTCGGGGCTCCGATGGGGACGATGCAGGGCGGCATGAGTGGTTTGCAGCTGCAGATCCCGGTGTCGCGGCTCGTCGTGTATGTGCGTGACCCGGACCCGGGGCAGTGGATCGGCAACAGCTTGTTCCGGCCGGCCTACAAGCACTGGCTGCTCAAGGACGAGCTGATCCGCATCGAGGCGACCGCGGCGCGCCGCAACGGTGTCGGTGTCCCGAAAGTCATTGCCCCGCAGTCGGTTTCTGAGGCCAGTATCGGTAGCTCGGATCTGCAGCCGTATCTGAACATCGCGCGGCAGTTCCGGGGCGGCAACACGGCCGGTGTGGCGTTGCCGTTCGGCGCCGAGATGGAACTGATGGGCGTGCAGGGACAGTTGCCGTCGGGGTTCATCCGGATGGCCATCGAGTACCACGACAAGCAGATGGCGTTGTGCGCCCTGGCGCACTTCCTGAACCTGGACCGCGGCGGCTCATATGCGCTCGCGTCGGTGCAGGAGTCGACGTTCACCCAGGGTGTGCAGCAGGTCGCCGACGACATCCGCGACACCGCCCAGGCCCACGTGGTCGAGGATCTGGTGGACATCAACTTCGGTGTCGACGCGGGCTGCCCGATGCTCGTGGTCGACGAGATCGGTTCCCGCCAAGACGCCTCCGCGGCGGCGCTGCAGATGCTGGTCAACGCCGGGCTGCTCACCGCGGACCCCGAGCTTGAGGCGTTCGAGCGTCAGCAGCTCGGTTTGCCGGCCGCCGACCCGGATCTGCAGGCCGAGAACCCGGCCCAGTTCCCCAAGCCCCCGTCGTCGGTGGTTGAGCCGGACGTGCCGGCCGATACCGAGCCGGTTGATACCGCGTTGCCGGCGCTGCCGTACAAGGGCGCGGCCAACGCCTCGGCCGGGCGCCGCGGCCGCCGGCTGACCATCAATGCCGAAAGAGGAGAGCTGACACTGTGGTGAACCTCGTGACCGTGCCCGGCGTCGAGCTGATGCGGGTGGGCAAGTGGAATCTGTCGACCGGCGAATGGGAATGCACGACCAAGGAGATCGCCGCGGCGATCGACGCGCACGACAAGGGGCTGCTGCGCAAGCCGGTGATCCGGTTGGGCCACAACGACCCCCGCTTCTCCGGTGACCCGGCGGTGGGCTGGCTGGATAACCTGCGGGCCTCCGAGGACGGGCAGGCGCTGATCGGTGACATGGTCGGCGTCCCGGAGTGGCTGGCCGAGATCCTGCCGTCGGCGTACCCGTCGCGCTCGATCGAAGGCCTGTATGACTACACCGCGCCGGATGGCAGCGAGCACGAGTTCGTGCTGACCGGGCTGGCGCTGCTCGGGGCCACCCGCCCGGGTGTGGAGTCGTTGCAGAGCCTGCAGGATGTGGCCCGGTTGTACGACATCGCCGCGGCCGGCCAGGTCGGCGGCAAGGCGATCGAGCTGACCATCGAAGCCGCCGACGCCCCGAAGCCGTACGGGGACGTCAAGTATGCGGACCCGAAGAACGGCAAGTACCCGATCGACACCGCTGAGCATGTTCGCGCGGCGTGGTCGTACATCAACATGCCGAAGAACCAAAAGGATTACAGCGCAGCAGAACTGGCCCAGATCAAGGACCGCATCAAGGCTGCTGCGAAGAAGTTCGGAATCAAGATCGAAGCCGGCGAGGCTTCCGAAACAGAAGGAGGGGCCATCGTGGCTCTACCCGAAAAGGTCGCCGAAGCGCTCGGTATCGACGCATCCGCCGACGAGGACACCGTGCTGGCCAAGATCGCCGAGCTCAAGCCTCCGGCGCCCGCGGCCGAACCTGAACCCGAGCCGCAGCCCGCGCCGGTCGCGGCGGCCGCCGGCGTGGTCAACGGGCTGGTGCAGATCGAGCAGGCCACCCTCGACGAGCTGAAAGCCGCTGCCGCGCAAGGTGTTGAGGCGCGCGCCCGTCAGATCGCCGAGGAAGACGAGCGCACCGTCATGGCCGCGATCGGCCAGGGCAAGATCGCCCCGGCCCGCAAGGACCACTGGCTGGCCGCGCTCAAGGCCGACCGCGACGGCACCAAGCAGGTGCTGGCCAGCCTGGCGGCCGGCCTGATCCCCGTCAATGAGGTCGGCCACCAGGGCGTGGCCGGCCAGATCGGCTTCGAGGGCGCCCCCGACCCCGAGCAGCAGGCCAAGGACTACGCCCACGGCAGGGTCATGGCCCGTCTCGGATTCCCCACCACGAAAGGCAGCGTGAACTGACATGGCTGGACAGGACTACGTCCCCCTCTATCTCGCCGGCACCCAGGCATCCTGCATCGCCGGTGCGGCGATCACCCAGGGTCAGCTGGTCGTGATCACCGGCGGCACGCTGGTCGGCGGCGGGGTGAACCCCACCGTCGTACCGACTTCAGCGGCGACCTCAGCCCAGGTCGGTGTGGCCGCGGCCAGCGCCGCCTCCGGCGCCCCGGTCAGCGTGTACTTCGGCGGCGTGCACCTGCTGGCCGCCGCCGGCGCGATCAACGCCGGAGACCCCGTCGTGGCCGCCGCGAACGGCGCAGTCGACGACCTCGGCGACGGCACCACCTACGACCAGGTGATCGGCCACGCGTGGAGCGCGGCCGCAAACGGCCAGGTCGCCGTCCGGCTCGGCGAGTTCTGACCGGCCGCCAGCACCAGCCACACGCACCCCGACTCCCGTAGTGGGTCGGGGTTTTTTCAACCCCGAAACCCGCTGCGCCGCAGCACTTCCAGAAAGGACTAGGTCGAGATGCCCATTCTCGAGCCTCCTGGCTTTCCCACCGGAAACCTTGCCACGCAAGACGTTTACTCGATCAGTCGTTACCTTAACGACCCGACGACCGTGCTGCGCGCGCTGCGCCTGATCGCCGACCAAATCTTCATCGGCAACAAGGTGCTGACCGGGCAGTTCTACACCAAAGACGGGTCGGTCATCTACGAACAGATCGAGTCGATCTTCGCGGCCAACACCCCGCAAGCGGTGCAGCCCGGCGACGAGTACCCGCTGACCCCGGTCCCGACCGGTCCCGCGCAGATGGCCAACGTCGTCAAGTGGGGCCTGGACACGCCGATCACTGACGAGTCGATCGCCCGGCAGAACTTCGACGTGGTCGCGCGGGCGTTCATCAAGATCGTCAACAGCATGGTCGCCCAGATCGACTCGGTGGTCATGTCGGCGATGGTCGCCGCGATCACCCAGTCGGTGAACGCCGGCGCATCCACCATCGGCGGCTCGAGCCCGGCCGGCGGCGCGAACTGGAACGGTTCGGGCAGCAACCCGCCGAAGATCCTGCGTGACGTCATGTTCGCCGAGGAGCTGATGCGCTCCCTCAAGCAGGGCTACCGCGCCAACACCGTCGTGCTGGACCTGCAGACCTTCGCCGCGGTCATGGGCGACCCCAACATCACCGCCGCGCTGCCGCGGGAGGACATGGGTGCCCAGGGCGTGACGAAGAACCCGATCTTCGAGGGCATCGAAACCGGTTTGGCGGTGCGGATGCTGGGCAAGACGTGGCTGTCCACGCCGAACCTTCCCGGCGGCCCGTTCGAGCCGTTCGCCGCGGTCCTCGACTCCACGATCTTCGGCGCGTTCGTCGACGAGGAGCTGCCCGCCCCCGGATACGTCGGCTCACAGTCCGACGGCTCAGCCAACGACGACGGCCGCTCGATGATCCAGGTCAAGACGATGCGCGAGGACAAGAATGACCGGTGGCGCATCCGGGCCCGGCGCGTCACCACCCCGATCATCATCGAGCCCAAGGCGATCGTGCAGATCGAGGGGGTGTGATGGCCTACCGCGTCACCGCCCCGCTGGTCGTCGCCAAGGACCGCGAAGGCCGAAACCACCACTGCTACGCCGGCGCGATCATTCACTGGCTCGGCCCCGAGCAGCGTGACCGCTGGCTGCGGCTCGGCCTGGTCGAGGAGATCGACGACACGCCCCCCGCTGCGGCCGCCGCCGACAGCCCCGCGGCCGGGGGCGCCGGGCCGGCCAAGCCCGCCAAGACCGCCCCGGTCGAGAAGTGGGCGGACTACGGGGCGTCGCTCGGCCATGACCGCGATGAGCTGCTCGCCCTGGGCAAGCAGAACAAGCAAGAGCTCATCGACCTGCTCGGGTGAGATGACCGCGCCGTCGCCGACGCCGTTTCTCGATCTGGCCGGGTTCACGGCGTTGTGGGACGGGCCGCCGCTGACCGTCCAGCAGCGGGCGATCGTCACGTTGCTGCTGCAGGTGGCGTCGAATTGGATCTACAACAACGGGCCGCAGGGCGCCAACCTTCCGGCCGATGATCCGTCGGCGCAGTTCGTCGTGTGGGACGTCGTATCGAGCGCTGTGCGCTATCAGCGGTACAGCAAGCTCGCGTCGTTCTCCCGCACCACCGGCCACCGCATGGACGGCGGCAGCTTCAGCGACCCGATGCGGGCGTTGGAGTTCACCAACGTCCACAAGCAGCTCTTGGGCATTCCCCTCGAAGCGGTGCCGATGACGTCGTGCTGCCCGAACGACTTCGACGCCGACGACCCGGATCAGGGCTGGCCCACCTGGTGGTCCGACCAATTCGGCAACCAGGGCTGGGACTACTGGGACGTCAACAATGAGTGACTATCCCGGCGGGGAAACCCTCGCGGTCGTGCAGTTTCAGCCCACCGGCGGAACAGACTCGCTGTTCCAGCCAGTCAAGGCGCCGACGGTGGTGGCCTGGGTGTTCGGTTGCGCGTTCGAGCCCTACACCCGCGGCCCGGTCGAGGAGCAATCCGACACCATCACCAGCCACGAGCGGGCGTGGGCGTTCCTGCCGTACGTGGCCGGGTTCGGCATTCCGACGTTCGACCAGTCCGGCAACCCGCTTCTCGACAGCAACGACGATCCGATCCCCGTGGCGATCGACAACTCGATGTGGATCCAGCCTCAGCGCCCGAATGACGCTCTGGCGCAACGCAATTACAAGGTCCAAGGGCTGCCGGAGATCGAGTACGACATCGACGGCGCTCCGTCGTACGCGTGGATCGTGTGCGAATGGCAGGCCGGATGAGAACCAGCAAGCGCGATCGCCGACGTCCAGGACGGACGTGGATGGGCTGGCGCCGCCCTTGGACGCGGATCTCGTGGACGGACGGACTCTACCGATGACCATCGAAGCGGAGATCGCCGCCGGGCTGCACTCGGTGGAGATTGAGCACGAGCTGCACAAGTTCGCCGAGAAGGTCCGCGACTACGCCCGCGACCTGGCGCCGGTGTTCGGTGAGACCGGCCGTGATGATCGCCGCACCGCCCCGCCGGAGGGCGCGCCGGGGGACTTCCGCGAGTCGATCAAGGTCCGCACGACCGGCAAGCCCGGTCATCTGCGGGTCGGGTCGAACAGCCCGATCGCGTTGTGGCAAGAGGTCGGCACCCGCCACTTTCCCGAGGACGCCATCTTCGCCAAGACCGCCAAGTACTTCGGCGGCACCGGGCCGATCATCGACGAGGGCGTGCAGCACGCGCAGGGGCGTCTGCGCGGCGAGCTGGAGCGCCTGGAGAAGCTGGCCGCGGCCGGCGCCGGCGCTCATCACATCGCGGCGCAGCGCCGCGCTGTGGAGCAGGCCCGGACGGCGCGGTCGGCGGCGTTCAAAGCCGCCCGCGGCCGCGGCCGGCGGGGTCGCCGATGACCCTCAAGTACGGGCGCCCCGCGGCCCCGGAGGCGTTTTTCATCGCCAAGCTGGAACCGCTGGGGCTGCCGGTCGGCCCGGAGCGCGACCAGGAGACGCCGCTGCCGTGCTACGTGGTGACCTCGGTGGTCAACAAGTCCGACAAATACGTGCTGGACGCGACCGTGTCGGTGCACACCTACGCCAAGGGCACCAACCAAGCGGAAGGCCGCGCGGCGGCCAGCGACGCCGCCTGGAACGCCGACGAGCTGTTGTTGTCCCAAACCCCAGGCGATGTGGTGATCATGCCCGACGGCCGGCCGGCCGGGGCGTGGATCTGCCCGCACATGCCGCCGGTGTTCGCCGAATACCGCGACCCCCACATCAAGCGGTACGTGGCGCGCTACGACGCGCTGCTGCGTTTCACACCGACCACGTAATTAGCAACGAACCCTGTTGAGCCCCACCTGATTTCAGGTGCGGGCAGTTTCGCATGAGAGGAAACCATCGCAATGACTGGACTGCCCGCAACCGGTGCCAGCTGGGCTCAGCTGATCCAGCCCGGCCTGAACCCGTTGGCGATCCGCTACGGCCAGATCACCGACATCTTCATCCGGGACTACTTCAACGCCGACGGCAGCGTGTTCAACCTCGCCGACCCGGCCAAGGGCCTCGGCCCGGCCACGCTGCCCAACGGCCAGGTGGTCAACCTGTTCACGCCGTTCGCCGCCGATGGTGTGTCGATCCGGCCCGACCTGCTGGTGACCGCGCCGGGCGAGAACCTGGGCTTCCACCATGTCGGGCTGCTGAAAGAGGACTCGACGTCGATCACCCCGGATCAGACGATGCAGCAGACCCCGAGCGCCCAGCAGGTCCGCTCGGCGCGCAACGTGCTGACCAAGCTCGACGACAAGATCGTGTTCGAGCCGCTCGAGGAGACGCCGCTGACCCGCTACCTCAAGTACGAGCTGCCGCTCGTCAACGGTGTTCCCGCGCTGGGCACTCCGGGGTTGATCATCCCGCGAGGAAACACCGATGTGCCGGTCGACCGGATCATCATCGCGATGATCGTCGACACCGACGGCCAGCTGCTGGCCCGGGTGCTGCCGCACGTGATCACCGACAAGAAGGGCAAGGAAGACCTCGCCCGCAAGAACCCGTACAGCTCGCAGCTGACCTACGAGGTGCTGCCCGACCCGTTCTCCAAGCAGGCGGAGTGGACGTGCTACGCCGGGTCGCAGTGGAACGCCTCGGGTGACTTCGAGTTCGAGACCTTCGCGCCTCTCGCCACGCCGGTGACCGGGCTGACGGCCAACGTGCAGTTCCCGACGCCGACCGACGTGGCCAGCCCCGTCTACACCGCGCAGATCCAGCAGGGCAACACCTGGGCGGCGGCCACCGTCGCACCCTCCCCGACGGTCGCCGGCGGCTTCACCACGATCCAGCTCACCGGCCTGACCGCCTCCACGGCGTACGGCGGTGTGCAGGTGACGGCGACCAGCGGTGAGACCACGGTGACGTCGCCGGTGTCCAACGCGTTCACCTCGACCGACTCGTAACACCCATCCATCGCCGGGGCGAGCGCTTGCGTGGGCCGCTCGCCCCGGCGATGCCTACGCAACCGCCCACGCAGCAAGGAAACCCTCGTGTCCGAATACGACTCGTTCGAGGCCGCCCGCGAACAAGCCGCCGACTACCTCGGCTACGTCGCCAGCGAGAAGATCCGCACACCCCGCGGTGACGTGTTCGAGATCCCCAACCCGTCCCTGCTCGACGACGACCAGCAGCAGCGTTACGACGCCCTGCAGCTCGAAGTCGAGTCCTGGGACCGCCACCCCGACGTCCTCAACGACGACGGCACCGTGAAAACCCGTGGCGCGTTGAAGGATCCGGCACGCAAGACCGACGCAGACGGCAACACGGTGCTGGTGGAGAACTACAGCATCCAGCTGGCCAAAGCGATCTTCGGTGACCGCTACGAAGCGTTCAAGGCCGCCGGCGGCCGCGCCAACGACGTGTCGTTCATCTGGGCCAAGATGAACCGGGTCATCGCGAACAAGCTGGCCGCCGATTCCAAAAGTGCTGGAAGCGATCAAGCTGTGGCGGCTGTTCCCGACCCAGATAGCGTCTGACCTGCGCCGCTACTACCCCGGCTGCCACATCCGCGACTGGCACCAAGGCCGCATGTCCAGCCGGGAGCTGCTCGAGCTGCTGGCCGAGCTGCCGGAGACCTCACGGTTCAAAGAGGCCGCCGAGCGCACCTTCCGGGTCGTCGAATACCGCGGCCCCGACCCGAACCTGAAGGATCAGCTGCTGCTGATCCCCGGCTACGGCAAACTGCCGAAAGACGTTGCCGTGGTGGGCGAATACGTCGACTGGACGCTCGACCGCAAGATCGCGGCCCGCAACGTGCGTGAGCTGGTGATGCTGCGCAACGACGGCCGCGACACCACCCCGGACCTCGCGGGCCTGTACGAGCCGCTGCACGAGGTGCTCGCGCAGCGGGAGCGCCAGAAACGCGCCGACCTGGTCGCCAAAGCCAGAGCCCATGTCCACCGAGGCGCTTACTCATACGAGAGGCGGTGAGCCGTGCCTGTATACCTCGACGTTGAATCTCGGATAGACCAGCGCGCGCTCATGGCGACCTCCCGGGCGCTGGTCGATCACTTCGCCCGCGTCGGCAACGACATTTCCCACGGTCTGGGAGGGTCGCTGTCGAAGGCGTTCGCCGCGGTGGACGGCACCGCCGCCCGGCGGGAATTGCTGGCGCTGCAGCAGGAGTGGCGGCGCGCCGCGGACGTGGAAGCGGATGCGGCCGCCCGGATGATCCGTGATCAGCGCCGGCTCGCCGAGGCCACCGTGAAGTACGGGAACGACAGCAGCCGCACCGCGGCGGCGCAGGCGATGCTCGCCCGCTCGCAGCGCGACCATATCGACGCGATGGTCGCCGCCGAGGCCGCGCACAGCCGGCTCGGCAGCGCGATGGACAAGAGCGCGACCTCGGCCAGCCGCGCCGGCCAGGTGTTCAACGCGATCGGTGTCGCCTCCGTAGCTGGCCTCGGTGCGGCGTTCGTCGAAACCACTAAGAAGGCCGGCGATTTCCAGCAGGCGATGATGAAACTGCATGCCTCGGCCGGCCTTCCAGCACAGGACTTGAAAACCGCCTCCGACGGCATTCTGAAGCTGGCCGGCCAAGTCGGCTACACCACCGGTGAGCTGGCCGAGGGCATGTACACCATCACCAAGGCCGGATACTCGGCCGCCGACGGGTTCAAGGTGTTGCAGGCCGCGGCGCAGGGCGCCAACGCGGAGCAGGCGCCGCTGTCCGAGGTCATCAACGTGCTGACGACGTCGCTTCAGGACTTCCACATCCCGGCCGACCAGGCGGCGACAGTCATGTCGCAGCTGGTGACCGCGGTCGGCGAATCCAAGGTTCCCTTGCAGGAATTCGCGGGCGCGCTACACACGATTGAGCCGACCGCCGCACAACTGCACCTCTCATTGGCTGATGTGTGGGGGACGCTGGCGCAGATCACCCAGTCTGGTACGTCGGCGGCTCAGGGCGCCGATCAAATGAACAACGCGATGCGCGCCCTGTCCGGGGCGGACGCTCCGGCGCGGCAGGCGATGCAGCAGTGGGCGATTGACGCAGACGACGTGTCGCAGAAGCTCGGCGGCCCGAACGGGCGCGGCCTGGCGGGCACGATGCAATACCTCTACAACACGCTCGCACAGAAGATAGACCCGTCGACAAAGCTGCTCAACACCGGCGATGTGCTCAAGAGCGCGCAAGCGGTCAACGACATGAACGAGATGCTGACCAAGATGTCGCCGGCCGCGAGGCAGGCCGCTGAGGCGTTGCACAACCACACAATTGGGCACCGCGAATACCAGATGGTTGTTCGTAAGTCGAACGAGCAGGACGCGACGCAGCTCAAGCAATACCAGGCGCTCGACGACAAGGTCGAAGGCTTCAGCAAGCGGCTAACCGGCGGCCGGCAGACCCTGGAGACGCTGAACCAGGCACTCAACGAAGTGACCGGAACAATGTCCGCCGCCGCGGTCCTGCTGCAAATCACCGGAGAGCACACCGACGAGGTCAACGGCAGGATCAAAGGGATCGCCGAGAGCACCCAGGAGGCGGACGGAACGGTCAAGGGATTCCACGAATCCCAGGGAACTCTCAACGCGCAAATGCGTGACGCGAAGGCCGCGTTCAGTGCTGCCGCGGTCGAGATGGGCAACGTGTTCGTCCCGGTCGCAACCGATGTCGCCAACATCGCCAAGACGATCGGCGACACGATGGCCCAGCACCCCGCCATCATGCACGCAGTCATTGACGCGCTCGGCGCGCTCGGCGGTGCATGGTTGACGTTCAAGGCGATCAACATCGCCGACACCATCCTTCGTCCCATCGCGTCCGGACTGGGCACGATCATCGCCCAGGAGGAAGGCGCCGAGGTGGCCACGAGCCGACTCAGCACCGCGCTGTCCGCGATCGGCAAGGGCGGCATCGGTGTGGCGGCCGCCCAGATGCTCGGCGGCGCAGCCCAGGACGCCACGCAGGGTGACGACTTCTGGCACAGCGCCGCGGTGGTCGGCACCGACGCAGCCACGTGGGGCGCCGCTGGCGCGGCGCTCGGGTCGATCATCCCCGGGGTGGGCACCGCGATCGGCGGCGGTGTTGGTGCCGCAGGTGGTTTCGCTGTCGGCCTGTATAACCAGCTGACCAGTCACGCCGAGGGCGGCCCGCTGCACGCGCCCGGCCCGAAAGGCCATGACTCCGCGCTGTTTTGGGGCGCCGACGGTGAGCACGTCCTGACCCATCACGAAGTGCAGCGCATGGGTGGGCACTCCGGGGTGTACAAGTTCCGCTCGGATTTGATGAACGGCCGCATCGTGCTCGGCCGCGCCGGCGGCGGCGCGCTCGGCTACGGCGGCATGGCCCCCGACGTTGCGGTCGCCTCGTCGCTGGCCGGAACCCCCTACAGCCAGGCCGCCCGGGACGACTGCTCGGGGATGGTCGGCCGGGTCATTCTCGGGGCGATGGGGTTGCCGGCGACGAACCTGCCGACGACGAAGAACATGGGCCAGTGGCTGGCCGCGCTGGGTTTCCAGCCCGGCATCGGCGGCCCCGGCTCCATCAGCGTGGGCTGGTACGACCATGGCCCTAACCCCAACGACGGGCACGCCGCGATGACCCTGTCCAACGGGGAGAACGCCGAAGCCGGCGGCAGCCACGGCAACGGCAACTTCGTGATCGGCGCCGGCGCGGCCGGCGCGGCCAGCTCCCAGTTCGACCAACACATGTTCCTGCCCACCCTGTACGGGGAAGGCGCGGCCACCGGGATGCCCGGCTTCGCCGCCGGCATGGGCGCGGGTGGTTTCGGCGGCATGGGCGGCGGCATTCCGCCGGGCGCGACACCGGGCACCGGCCCGGGCGGGCAGCCGGGCTACTACACGGCCAACCCGCAGCGCGTCGCGGCGGCCGAGGAACGGCTGCGGCACCTCGACGCCGAGATCGACAACGCCGAGAAACGCCGCTCGGAGCTGAAGGCCACCGCCAAGCAGTCCGAACGCGACCGCCTCGACGAAGAGATCCGCCACCTCAAGGCCGAACGCACCCAGGAGCAGCAGCGGCTGGCCGAGGCCGAGCGCGGCACGTTCCACGCGATGCACGGCCGCCGCGGCGCCGGCGGCGGCGAGAACCCGTTCCTGCCGGTGCCGCTGGCCGACCGCTTCGGGCTGTCCAAGGGGCTGCCCGGGCTCGCGGAGTGGACCGTCGGGTTCCTCGAAGACCTGGTGCTGGGGCCGTTGGAGACCGCGGCGTGGGCCGCGATCGGCCAAGCCCCACCCGGCGCGGGCGGCGCTGGTGGCGGCTTCGGCGGCCTGGGCGTCCCCGGTGGTCTCGGCGCGGCGCGGTTCGGCTTCCCGAATCCCGCCCCGCTCGCCGCGCCGCCAGGCGCGCCGGGCGCTGACGACGCGGCCGCCGCCGGGCTCGACACAGCCCGCGGCAACACCATCGGACCGACACCCAGCAGCGGCGGGGCTGGTGCTGGTGCTGGCGCGTCCGGCGGCGGTGCGCCATCCGCCCCGGCCGACCTCAACGGGCCGCTGACCGCCGACCAGATTGCGAAGCTGCCACCGGATCAGCAACTTCGGCTGCTGCGCAACGCTTTCGCGCGCCCCGACGCAGGCGGTCCTGGATACGTCCGGTCTCCCTCAGCATTGGGAATCCCCCCAGGCGTTCTGCCTTTGAGCGCGCCGCCGGGCAGCCCGCCCTTGATCAACAGTCTGTTCAGCGGCCGCGCTCAGGGAATGAGCCCGGGTTTCAAGCCCGGGGAGGGTCTCGGGCCGCAAGACGCTGCGATTCCGCCGTGGTTGAGGTCGCTGTATCCGACTCCCGGGACGACCATTGACGAGGGGCGTGAGGTCAACAAATGGCTGCACGGCAACCCATTGGGAATGGCCGGGATTGGCGCGCCGCGCCCCGGTTTCCACCAGATGCAGGTTCCCCCCTACACTCCGCCGCCTCCGCCGCCGCAGCCGGGCCTGCCTCCTGAGACCGCGAATCTGTTCGTTCCCGGAGCGCATTTCGCGTCCGGCGGGCCGTCCGGCACGGACACGATCCCGGCGTGGCTGTCGCCTCACGAGTATGTCGAGCCCAGCGAGGCCGTCGACAAATACGGACCCGGCTTCATGGACGCGATCCGGCAGGGCCGCATCGACCCGACGTCGGTGCGCTACTACGCGCCCGGCGGCGAGGTGACCGATCAACCGGAGCCTCCGCCGCAGCAGCAGGCGCCGGCCCAGCAGCCGCAGAACATGGTCAAGGCGCCCGGCGCCCCCGGCGGGCCCGCGATCGAGCCGCCGCCGGGCGCGCCGAAGCCCGGCGACAACGCCAGCATCCACGAACCCACCGGCCCCGGCGCTGTCAGCCCCGGATCCAAGCAGGGACTGTCCGACACCGCGACACCCGGTGCTGATGTTCAACAGCCCGGAACCGGGCAAGGAGCCCTGCCAGGCATCGGTTTCTCCGGCGGCATCATCGGCGGCCTCGAAGGCGCGGCCACCCAGGCCGCCGCGATGGGCGCCGACATGGGCACCTTCGGCGGCGCCGGCGGCGCCGTCTCCTCAGCGATGAACATCGGCTTCCAAGAGCTCAACCGGGCCGCCGCCTACGGCGCCCAGGACGTCGGCATCGGCGTCGAAGGCCTGCTGGAGGCGTTGATCCCGAATTCCGATGCGACCGGGGCGGATTGGTCGAAAACCATCCCCGGCCGCCTGCTGATGGGTGTGACCGGTGTGCGGCCGGCCGGCCAGCAGAACACCGCCGGCCAAACCCAGCAGCCGTTCGCCTCCAACGCCTCCTCCGACCAGTACGCCAACGTCGGTAACACGCAGCCGCAGGCGCCGATCCAGATCATGGGCCCCGTGCACGTGCAGGCCAACGACCCCAAGCAGCTGCACGAGGACATCAATTCGCAGATGGCCATCAACAACTCAGCCCGCGCGGTCGGCACGACGTGGGGCGCATCGCAGGCATACACAGGGTGAGCATGTGGCCGAACGGCACCATCACCCCCTACGGTGCCGACCAGCTCGCCGCAGGTGATCTCCCGAACCTGTGGGTGACCAGCGCCGACCGCCAGCACATCTTCTACTTGATGGGCGGCTTGGCGCCGTTCCCCGGCGTGACCGACGGCATCCTGTGCGTCGAGAACCCGGTCGGGATGGCCGCGAAGTTCAAGAACCTTGACCTGCAGGCCGCCCGCCAAGACGGGGTCACCTACCAGGGCAAGGTGTACGACCCGGCCATCATCAAGCTGAAGCTGCAAGTCCATGCCCGCACACCCCAAGTGCTGCAACAGATCATGGACGAATGGATGGGAGCCTGGTCCACCCCACGCGACACCACCCTGACGATGGAATACATCACCCCCGACGGCGGCTACTGGACCGCCCAGGTCCGGCTGATGCCCGACTCCTGGGGCGACGCAATGAAACTCACCCCCCGCGAGATCGGGGTGTGGGACATGACCCACATCTGCCGCATCGACGACAGCTTCTGGACAACCATCCCCGTCGTCGACTCCTGGCGGCCCACCTACGCCGACTTCTCCGACAACTTCGCCACTCCAACCGAATCCGGGCTCGGGCCGGACTGGTCGACCATCTACAACCCGAAGGGCTCCGGCTACGAGTACGTCGGCGCCGACCGCCAAGTCCACTGGGCCGACTCCGGTAACTCCACCCAGGGCGTGCTCAACATCTACACCGCCCAGCCCACCGACACCGACAACCAAGTCGTGACCGTCACCCTCGGCGCCGGCTGGGACGGTGTGGTGCTGTTCGGCGAAGCCACCACCGTCATCGGCGCCCGAATGGACGCCAACGGCAACGGCGTGTTCTGCGACTTCGGTTGGGGCGGAATCGAAGTCTACTGCGTCGTCGACGGTGTCGCGACGATGCTCTACCGGGTGGTCGACCTGTTCTCCGCGCCGCTGCCCGGGGAGACCTGGCAGTTCATCGCAGGCGCGGTCCCGGGCGTGCCGCGCAGCTTCGCGGTGACCCGCTTCGACGGCACCGAAGTCGTCTCGTTCACCGAGGCCGGCGAAACCAGCCCCCTCGGGCCGGACAACCGCTACACCGGATTCGGAATGACCACTGGGCAAGGCATTTTCAACGAAGCCCAGCCCGCCCCGATCGCCTATTTCGCCGGCGCCGACAACAACCAGGCCGCCGAAACCGGGTATGTCGGCCTGTCGAACCAGGGCACCCAGGAGGGCTGGCCCGACATCCTGTTCTACGGGCCCGGAACGTGGGGATTCGGCAACGGCCCCAACAGCACGAACATGATCACCGTCGGGCCGCTGAAGGCCGGAGACGTCGCGTTCCTGTCCACGCTGCCGCGCCAGCAGCGAGTGGTGAACATGAACAACCTCACCGACACCTCGTTCCAGAAACTGCTGTCCGGGGTCTATGACACCCCGATACCGGGTGTGGCCACACCGGATCAGGTCACGCTGTCACAGATCCCGGTGTCGATCACCGGCGGCACCGCGTCCTCCCAGATCGTTATGTCGTTGACCCCGCGTAGGATTCACCCGGCGTGACCGCCCCGACCGCGACCGCCCTGATCCAAGCACTGAGGGGCGGCAACCCGCTGACTGCGATCCAGACCGCGAAAGCCGCAGCGACACCGCAGCTCATACCGTCACCGAAGGCCACCCTGGCCGTCTACGACCAGTACTACACGTGCATCGATCCGGACTGCTCGGGCCGCTACGTCGACCTGCATCTGATGGACCCGCGCAAGGATCTGCCGGCGGGATCGCTGACCCTCGACGGCGACGACGACCTCGCCGAGGTTGCGATCCAGTGCGACACCATCGTGGTGCCGGTCATCTACACCAAGGGCAACTCCCCGTGGCATCCCACCGACCCCGGCTACCGGTGGTCCGGCCGCATCGACGTCGCCCACGACCAATCCAAACAGGGCATCCAAACTGTCGCCTGCGAGCTCGTCGGCGACAAAACATGGCTCGACCGGATCCTGACGTGGCCAAATCCTTTCCTGCCCATATTCATTCAGGAACCAGGCGAATGGTTCGGCATCGGACCAGGCCTAACCGTGATCGCCACCCTGATCCGCGAGCAGGCCTTCCGGCTGCAGTTCCGGCTGTGGGAACTGGTCAACAACATCACCTCCCTGCACCCGGACTTCATCGCGTGGCTGACCGAAACCCTCTACGGCGACGGCGCCAAACCGATGGACCTCATGCAGATGCTGGTCACCCCGATCTGCGTTATCTCACCGGATGTCCTCAACGACACCTCGGCGTGGATCGAGATCAACGGCCGCATGGACTCGATCTGGAAACTGGTCAACCAGCAGGTCCAGGACAACGGGTTCGACATCGACGCCACCATGTGGGTGCCCGGCGACCCGCAGCCCGAAGGGCTGTGGTTCCCGCTGACGGTGGCCACCTGTGTGATCACGCTGCGTGACCGCTCCGGGTTCACCGGCCCGTGGGGCCCGTTCGAGGGCTTGGTGGTCGACCTCACCCAGCTCGAAGGCTCACTGCTCGGCAACGCGCTGGCGCCGCTGCTGAACCCGAACAACGAAGCCTCCTATCTGACACCGGATTTGGGCGAGTACATCGCCCCGACGATCGGTGTGGACTTCATACCGCCGAGCGTGTATTTCAACCTCGACGTCGTCGAATCGGGGATGATCGACTTCAGCGTGGACCACCACGCCCCGCTCGCCTACCAGGCGGTCATCGGTGGCCAGTCCCCGAAGTGGATCAACGATCTGATCAACGCCACCTTGGAGTGGCTGATCGACGCGATCACCATCGCCCTCGGGGTCACCGGCGTACCGAACAGCCTGTTGGACGGCATCTTTGACAACGTGCTGTTCGCCTTCTCCGTCGCAGAGAACTACGACGCGAAACTCAAAGGCGGACCGTACATGTTCGCCGAGAAGTTCTTTCCCTCCGGTGAAGGCGCGCTGTCGATCGACTCCCTGTTCTCGCAGGCCTCGGCGTTGTGGAATATCCGCGGATACCCCTCGGCGAAAATCAGTTTCATCGACAACCAGCCGTTCGCGGTCGGCCGCGAGATCTGGCGCGGAACCCTCGTGTTCTACATTCGCCGCGGCACGCTCTATATCGACTACGTCGAGCTGCTCGACATCAAAGACTCACGCACCGAACGCAATCGGGTAACCCTGCAGATCGGTGACGGCAAAAGCGAAGAAGGCGCACCGACGAAGATCCTGCGGAAAATCTCGGGCCTTGAAACCTATGTGAACATCATTCTTTCCGGAGGCAACCTGACGTGACAGCACCAGCGTTTTATGCCGACCCCAACGGCATGTACGTCACGTACAACGGCCAAACCTATTACCTGCCGGGCAATACGTGGTCGACCAACCCCGACGGGTCGGTGACGTTCAACGGCTCGGTGTGGTTCCCGGCCGCGTTCAACAACGCCTCCGGCGCCGGGATCGTGGTGTTCGGCCCGGGTGGTGGCAGAGCCTCGTTCCCGGCGGTGCAGCCCGGCCCCCCCGGGCCCGCGGTGAAGTTCACCTTCCAGATGATCCCGGTCGCCTACGGCACACCGCTTCCCTCACCCAACCCCGAAGTCGTTGAAACCGAATGGGATTCCAACGGCAACCCGGTCGCGCTCAGCCTCACCTTCTACAACTGGGCCGGCCCGCCGGGACAAGACGGCCAGACGACGATCTCGCAGGTTCTTGGGGGGGTGACCGCGGCGGCCGGATACATGATCGGCTGGGATCCCGGCAGCGGTCAGGCGCAATGGCAGCCCGTCCCGGTCGGGAACTGGTACTACGCAACAGGTATCGTCGCCTCCCCGGCTAACACCAACTCCCAGAAGCAGATCGGCGCCATCCAGGTACCCGCGCAGCTGCTGGCGTGGTGGCCGGAAGTCAAAGCCCAAGCCAACGTCGTCGGCGCGGTCGACACCATGGTCGACCTGGTGGCCCGCGTCAACGGTCCATCCGGGCAGATCTGCGCCTACGGCTACGGCAACCCCGGCGCATCCCCGGGCACCGTTCAAGCCATCTCCTACGGGCTGGGGCCGGGCAGCGCCAACATCGTGCCCGCGGGGCAGGCCGCCACGATCTACCTGTACGCCGAGAACCAGACGGCGTCGGCGAACCAGTGGTCGACGACCGCCCGCTGCAGCTTCCAGGTCCGGCCGAGCTTCGTGCCGCTATGACGATCGATCCCACCTACGCGACGTCGGACCCGCCGGCGATCACCCCGAACCCGGCGATCCACAACGTTCCGCCCCAGGACTCGCCGTCCACCCAGGAAATCGGGGTCATCGGCCGCGCGTACAACCTGTCGACCGGCACCGCGAATGGGGTGGCCTCGGCGCTGCTCGGAGGCCTGGGCGCCGGCGCTGACCCGTTCGCCGCGCTGGCGTCGTTCGGGGCCGAAGCCCTGCAGGCGATCGCCGACATCGCCACGCTGATCCTCAAGACCGGCGCCGAGGTGATCGACGACGTCGCGAACTTCATCGTCTCCGCCGTGCAGGGCGTCGCCAACATCATCGGCGCCATCATCCAAGGACTCGGCGGGATCCTCGGCGGCGGCGGGACCGCCGCGGACGCCCAGCTCGTGCTGCAGGCCACCGCCGCGACGATCGCCGCCACCAACACCGCGGTGCAGTCGATGCAAGCCCAAGACGCCGCCGACTCCAACAACGGCATCAACGTCTTCCTGAACTTCTCCACCGCCACACTGGCCGGATTCACCGAGACCTACACCCCGGCCGGCTACGGCACACTCGGGATCAACAGCTCAGGCTATGCGCAGCTCAACCCCAGCGGCACAGCCAATTTCACCGGGCTGGCGCTGCACCCGACCCCGACCAACACCGACGACCAGATCGTCTCCGCCGTCTACTACAACGCGCCCGGCTCCTACAACTACTTCAACCTGTCCGAAGGCTCCGGCTATGACATCCTGATCGGCCGCTCCAACGCGTCGATGACCACCTACGTCTACGCCGAGATCAGCCCCATCCTGTACTCGATCCACAACGTGGTCAACGGGACAGACACGGTGCTGGCCCAGTGGACGCCCAGCGAACCGACGTTCTACGCCGGCGCCGCGTATTCGCTGTCCTGCGGGTTCGACGGCAACAACCATCCGCTGCTTCAAATCATCGTCAACGGTGTCGCGATCCTGGAATACCTCGACACCTCGGGTGTGACCAACTACGGTGCCGCATACCGGTATTGCGGCTTCGGGCTGGCCCAGTACGCGGGAATGGCGCCCTCCCAGATGGCGTCGTTCGGGTTCGTCGACGACGCTCCGGGCCCGATCATCGGTGACGTGTTCCAAGCCGGCAACCTGTCGACGACCGCGATCACGTTGGCCAACAACATCAACTGCGCGTTGGCGCCGGCCAACTACTTCAACGACATCCAGGCGCAGACCTCGAACTACACCTACGACCCGTCCACCAATAAGCTCACCGTCCACAAGTCGGCCATCTACAACGTGCGGGTCATGACCCAGTGGGTGCCGAATAGTGGTGCCAGCTATGCCTATTTCGGTGTCGGGATCTTCAAAAACGGTCTGCTGTATGACATCGACGTCGTCTGCCTGACTTCCCCGGGAGCGCTGCCGTACTACATCCCAAAGGGTGCATCGTTCATCGGTGTGCAGCTCGACGCCGGCGACTACATCCAGCCGGGGTTCTTGTCCTACAGCGACTCCAGCTCCTACCCCAACACCATCGTCGGCGGCGGATCCGCCGACTTCTTCTGCGAAATCGCTAACACCGGAACGGCAGGATAAATCGTGATCACTGGATTTATGATGATGGCGCCGACAGTATCAGCGCGGCCTGGTCTGAGCGCCGAGATCGTTTTTCCGCAACCGAACACAGAGACCGGGCCGTTCAACTACGAGGTCACCCAAACCGACCTCACCGCCGACGCCACTGGCGCAGCTGAACTTTCGGGTGACCCGATCGTCGACGGCGACACTGTCACGCTCACCGTGACCGGGCTCGTCGACGGGCACGAGTTCGCGTTCACCTACACCGTCACCGGCGCCGACGGCATCACCGCGACATCGGCGGCCAGCACCCCGATCACCGCCACCGCGTAGGACCGTTCGCGATGGGCCCCGCGGTCGCCGACATCGTGACGTCGGCCTGGACGCTGGGCGCCGCTGTGCTTCTCGGGGTGCTTCTCGAATGGCTTTGGAACACAACGCATCACCATTGAGAGGAGCGTGAGTTGGCGTACGGGATGACACCGGCGTTCGCCACGCTGATCCTCTCGGCTTTGAACGGGGTGCGCCCCCGGGTGCCGATTGTGTGTGCCCAGCTGCACAACGGCGCTCCGGGCTCGGCTGGACTGAGCAACCCGTCGGCGATCACGGCGCGCCAGGAGCTGACCGTTACCGCGCCGGACACGGGCGCTGTCGGGCTGACTGGCGTGCCTCCGTCTTGGGAGGTGACCGCCGCGGAAACGGTCGCGGCGGTGAGTCTCTGGTCGGGGTTTGACGGTGATCCGAGCGCGATGTGCATGTTCACGCTCCCGGCGCAGCCGCCGGTCACCGTGGCTGACGGGGACACGCTCGTGTTGGGGTCGTGCGGCTTGGAGTGGGCGCCCGCAGCTGCCGGCCTGTGGGCGCCGGCCAAGACCGTGACGGCGCCGACCGCGCGCGCCGCGGCCGGGATGCTGGCGCCCAGGGTCACTGCTGACGGTGTTGTCGCCGTGCCGCCGATGAACGCGGCCGCGGCCATGTTGGCGCCGGTGGTGCGGACGTACCGGACGCCCGCACCGACGATGCACGCCAACGCGGGGATGCTGACGCCATCGGTCACGGCCGGCGCCAAGGTGGCGGTGCCGTTGGCTATGGCCGCGGCGGCGGCGTTGGCGCCCACTGTGGCAACGCGCGAGGCTGTCGCGGCGCCGCTGATGACAGCCACGGCGGCCGCGCTGGCGCCGACCGCCACGACCAAGTCGGTCGTCTCGGTTCCGACGATGGCTGCCGCCGCGCAAACGCTGATGCCGAGATTGGCTGGCAGCGCGGTCATCCCGGTCATGACCGCGCAAGCCAGGGCCACCGAACTGGCGCCCACCGTCTCGGCGAGCGCGCGTATCGCCGCGCCGGCAGCCGCCGCAGCCGCGCAGATGCGTGTCGCGTCAGCGGCCGGGCCAACGTTCACCCCGTTCACCGAGACCAACGTCGAGCACACCAACCAGGCGGTGCCGGCCGGCTGCAACGGCTGCTGGGTGACCGCCAATGGTGGCGGCGCGGCCGGCCAAAACGGTGTCGGCAACCATAGCGCCGCGGGCATGGGCGGCGGCGGCAGCGGCGCCCGTATCGACCGCGTCTGGATTCCCCGCTCGCTGCTTGGCACCACCTACTCGACCGGCTACGGCCGCGGCGGCGCAACCGCGGCGGCCGCGGGCGGCGACACGTTCTTCCGGTCCGGCAACGTCAACCTCACCGCCGGCGGCGGCCAGCCCGGCAGCGGAGCCACCGGCGGCGCCGGGGGCACCCCGACGGCGGCCGGTGTGACCGGGGTGGTCACCCATCCCGGCTGCGCCGGAGGCACCGGCACGACCGCCGGCGGCGGCGGCGCGGGCGCCAGCGACACCGTCAACGAAGTCGGCGG